GTAATACCTGATAAAGATAGCATTAATATTGCATTCTATCATGGTGCAGTAAAAGGAGCTAAATCGGACTCTGGGATGGAGCTGGAAGGTGAAGTCACCGTCGATCTATTTGAGAAGTTTGATTTTGCATTGCTTGGTGACATACACCAGCGACAATTTCTTAATGATGCAGGCACAATAGCATATTGTGGTTCGACGATACAACAGAATTATGGAGAAGAAGTAGACAAAGGTTTCTTGTCTTGGGACATAAAAACTAAAAACAACTTCACTACAAAATTTATTAGTGTGAAGAATAACATGCCTTTTCACACAATTGATTGGAATGGTGATGTTACCCAAACTCTTGGGAAACTTGCAGGAATAACACCAAAAGCAAGAATCAGATATTCATTACCCTCTGATGTGAATGAGCATGATGTGCGTTCTCTCTACGCGCAGACACAGGTAGCAGGCAAATTTTCTGAGATTACGACAAAGTCAGAGTCTGTCGAACAGAAAACTACGACAACACTCCAGCCACTAAAGTCAGAAAATGTTAGGGACAAGAATGTCCTTAAGATGATCATTGATGACTATTTAAAGTCTAAGTCAATAGAAGATCGCCGCCACGGAGCGGCTATGACATTATTTGACAAATACTACGACTCAGTTGTAATTGATGATGAAGTTGCGAGAAATATTGTCTGGAGCCTCAAGCGGTTTGAGTTTGACAACTTGTTTTCATACGGACCAGGCAATTCAATAAACTTCGACAAGCTCGATGGAATAACTGGGATTTTTGGAAAGAACAGGTCAGGTAAATCGTCTGTAATAGGATCAATCGCCTATGCATTGTTCAATATAACAGACCGCGGATCGATGAAAAACTTGCATATTATAAATGCACAAGCAAATGAATGCAAAGCTAAAGTTGTCATGTCTGTCGCAGAAGAAGTTTATGAGATTGAGAGAGAGACCAACAAGGTCTTCTCAAAGAAATCTGATGTCTCTGCAACAACAAAACTTTCTCTTAAGAAGCGTAGCACAGGCGATGTCCTTAAAGACTTGAATGATGAGCAACGCCGCGAGACAGAGAAGATTGTTAGAAAGCTAATTGGCACATCTGACGATTTTTTCTACACTTGTCTAGCCCCTCAAGGCCAGATGAACATGTTCATTAATGAAAAGTCCACAAGTCGCAAGCAGATCTTAAGCAGATTTCTTGACTTAGAGATCTTTGATCTCTATCATGATAAAGTCAAGCAAGACTTGTCGCCTATCAAGGCAAACCTCAAAACAACTCAGACGTTAGATGTCTTAGTAAAAAATAGAGACGATCTAATCGAGCAGAAAAGCTTTCTTGAGAAAGAAGCAGACAATACTACGTCGCTGCTTGATAAAGCGAAAGAAGAACTGCAAGCTATCAATAACCCCATAGCAGAGATCATATCAGAGATTGACATCATAACTGCAACGCAGAAAGTTAGTCGTCTTGAGAATGAGTTGTCCGATCTAAGGACTAAGTTGGATGAAAACATTGCGTCTATCGAAGACTTTAAGCAAAAGCTAGAGAAAATCGAAGCGGTAAAAAGCACAGTTAGCATAGAAGATCTTCGAAAGCAGGAAGAGTCCTTAAAAGATCTAGAGATGAAGTTTGCAATCAATACAAAAGATCTTGAGACAAAAAACTCTGATATTGAGAAACTTAGGAAACGCACCAAGATCCTTGATGATATTCCATGTGGTGACAGCTATCCAACATGCATTTTTATCAAAGATGCACATCAAGGAAAAGGCCTTATCAAGGCCGAGGAAGAGTCACGTGATGCCACGGAGCGGACTCTGTCAATTCTCGGAGACAGAATCAAAGAGATCAACAAAGATGACATTAAAGGAAAGATTGAAAAGATTGGAAAACTTGCAAGCCTAAGCAATGAGATCTCACAACAGAAGTTAAAGTCTGAGTCAAATATACCGCTGTTTGAGGAGCGAATCGCAACAAGGAAGACACAACATCAAGATGCTGTTGAGTCACTTAAAACGCTTCAAAAGAAGAAAGACCTTCAAGATAAGGCAGGTGTCGCTGACCAGTATAAGGAATTTATTGCTGCTAAAAACAAGGTTACATCTCTTGAACGTGATCTAATTTCTACTGCGTCAAATCGTGGTAGGAATGAAGAAAAGATCAACAATTCAATCAAGCAGATCGAAGATCTTAAAGAGTCTCTTGCAAAGCATGAAGTCTTGTCTCTTCTTGAGAATGCCTTTTCAAAGAAAGGAATTCCACAAAGCATCATTGCAAAGTATTTGCCTCTAATCAATGCTGAGATTAGCAAAATCCTTACAGGCATCTCAGGTTTTACAGTTGAAATAGAGTGTGATGAATCAAACAATATTGAGATCTATATCGTCTATGATGATAAAAAGCGCATCATAGAGCTAGGATCGGGAATGGAGAAGATGATTTCTTCAATTGCAATACGTGTTGCATTGACTAGTATTTCATCACTTCCAAAATCAGATATGTTGATCATCGACGAAGGATTTGGGGCGCTTGATGAAAGCAATCTTGAGGCATGCGCACGTTTACTTCAGAATCTGAAGGGTTATTTTAAGAAGATAGTTATTATCTCACATGTTGATGCAATCAAAGATGTTGTTGATAATATGATAGTGATAGAAACTGATGGTGATAGATCAAGAGTGAATTATGAATGATATGAGTCTCTTCTGTGAAGTCTGTGAATTTTCATTAGACTACAGGCATGACCAGACGCACTACAAGCACTTTAAGTGCTGTAGAAATTGTGCTATGAAATGGGCAGAAGCAAATAGAGAGCAGTGGGCTAAAGGTTGGCGGCCACAAGCCGAAGATATTGATAAATATAGAAATGAACGTATTGAGTTAGCATTGAATGCTAAAAGGATTCAAAATGAACTTCCAGCAGATTAACATACTCGGCCAGATTCTTGACACAACTTTTGGTAAATCTTCAACGCCGAAGAATGCTACATTCTCAATCAAGACTAAGATGTCTGGTAATGAGATTCACGTGATGTACACGACAATTACAAACATTGTCACAGACAAACCTGCTCGCGAGCAAGTGCGAGAGCAAGAAAGAATCTCTGAGAAGCTGATTGATGACTTTATCGCGCAAGTGAAGAAAGATTATAAGACAACAGCTAATGAAACTCTGAAGCTCAAGAAGGGTGAATCTACCGATGAGATAGAAGTTATTTCTATGTCTTCATTCAATCCTAAGCGCACCGCGTATTATAGGAGGAGAGCAGTTTATACTGTCAATAACTAATGACTATTGTCAACAAATCAAGACAAGTTACTGAGATTGTAAGGTGTGGCAAAGATCCTGCCTATTTTTTCAACAACTATGTCAAAATTCAGCACCCGACAAAGGGTACAATACCTTTTAAGACATTTCCTTTCCAAGATGATTGTGTCAAAGAATTCATTGACAATAGATTCGTCATTGTTGTGAAAGGTAGACAGCTTGGTCTTTCGACACTTGTTGCAGCTTACGCAGTTTGGCTCGCGTTATTTCAGCGTGATAAGAATATCTTGATTATTGCGACAAAATTACAAGTCGCGCAGAATTTCATCAAGAAGACCAAAACGATTCTGACTAATTTACCACCGTGGTTAATGTTATCGCAGGTCACTGCAAATAACAAACAGCTTGTTGAGTTTAGCCACGGCTCATCGATCAAGGCCATCCCAACATCAGAAGATGCAGGTCGTTCTGAGGCATTGTCACTTCTCATTGTAGATGAGGCAGCATGGGTTAGAGATTTCGATACGTTGTGGACAGGCCTGTATCCTACACTAACTACAGGTGGTCGAGCAATTCTTCTATCGACGCCCAACGGTGTAGGTGGTCAGTATTACAAGCTGTATAAAGACGCTGAAGCTGAACAGAATGAGTTTAAATCGATCAAGCTCAATTGGGATGTGCATCCTGAGAGAGATCAAGCATGGTTTGATAAGGAGACTAAAAATCTCTCAGCAAGACAGATCGCACAAGAATACTTGTGCGATTTTGCTTCGTCTGGCGAGACATTTTTAGGCGACGACGATCTTAAGTGGCTGTATTCTATCATCGCAAATCCTATTGAAAGAACAGGATTTGATAGAAATGTCTGGACATGGAAGTATCCGTTATCTGAACACAAATATGTCATGTCTGCAGACATCGCCAGAGGTGATGGAAAAGATTTCTCAGCATTCCAGGTCGTTGATTTAATTACAGTTGAGATTGTCGTTGAGTACAAATGCA